CGCGCCCTCCACAAATGGCGCAAGGCGATAGGGTTGATCGAAATACGAATAAAGCGCATTCATCGCGCCCGGAACGCTTTGCACAGATGGCACAGCCCTCTGCCTTGTATATTCCTCATAAGGCATAAAATGCTCATCTTGCATTTTGGATCGCATGGCCATCCAATGCGGAGTCGTTCGAACAAAACTTTGCTCCATTGGAGTAACTGCCATATAATTCTGCCGCCCACGCTCATGCACATCTCGTAGATAATTTAAATCTCGTTCAGGAAAAAACCGTTGGGTTATCGGGCCGTGTTGATAGCTATACCCTGCACGCACGTTTGGTGGAACTAATTCTGCCAACAAATTTTCAGACGGTAGCCGTTCCATATACGCCCCATACAGCGCATTTTGATTTGGGTATGGGTTATAGTTTGGATCATCTGCGCGTGGAACGTCAGGATATTTCTTGTAATAATCTTCCTGCATCCTTTCTCGTTCAGCCTCTGAAGGATAATATGGCGGGCCATACGAAAACGAAGCTTGTGGCTGCGTTATCGTTACCATCATAGTATCCAGCAAACGCTTCTCATCTAAGGGAGGCGTTTGCTGAAATTCTATTTTGCCTTTTGTTTTTGGCATTAGTAGTAATATCCCTGCCGTGCAAGCCGTTCCTGCTGTTCCCGTCCGCGCTCAGCCTCACGCTGGCCAAGGATGCGATCAAGCGCCTCAGTCACAAGATAGTTCAAGTTCGGCTCGAACGCTTCTTCTGCGGGTGCAGCTGCTGCGGGCTGGGCTTTTGCCTTTGCCGCTGCCGCACGTTGTCCAGCAGGTGCCCTTCGCTCTGCAGTTGCAGCTTGCGGCATCGGCCGCTCCTGTGGCCCATAGAGAGGCGAATACATACGCGGAGGGGCCTGTAGCGGCTGACTTACACCAATATCAATCGGCGGAAGCTGCACCCCACGAGCGCCTGGAGCAGCAGCCTGCTGATCCTGCGCGCCAATTCCATACATGCCAACCATTGCGCCCGGAATACCCAGCGCAGCCGCACGACCATAAGGCAAACCAGGCGGCGCTGCCGCCATGCCTTCACGGGTAACGCCGAAGTCCATTCCACCACCAAAGCCCTGACCGCCCGGCAGAGCCCTTCCGCCACCTCCATAACCAATGCCGGGGATTTCCCTAAATTCCCCTTCCAGCATAGTCGGACGCAGGCTGCGCCCTCCAGCCGCTATAGCAGGCAAATTCGCGCCACCTTGCGGAGCCATTCCAACCGGCTCATAAGTCAAACCGCCCTGCCGATACGGCCCAACTGCTTGTCCCAGTTCCTCAAGCGTGAAACCGCCGCCCATAGGCTCAGGTCGCACGTTACGCCCATAATTCGCACGACCCGCACGAAACGCTTCCAACATATTACGGTCAAATCCGCTCGGCGCATACGGACCGGGAGTCGGCCGCGCACCCATCGGGCCATATGTCTCAAAGTCAGTGACGGACATTTCTGGCGCATAGCCTGCCGTGCCGTAACGCCCCGTTGCCATGCCAACCTGATTTTGCTGGAAGGGCGGCATTGGCCGCATCGACGTGCCCATTTCGGGAGGAACGCTGCGGTAGTAAGGGGCGGGCGGTGCAGCAGGCGGCAAGCCGCGCGGACCTGCTGGCGGGGGCGCACCCAAATATCCCGCACGCGGCGGCATAATCTCGCCCTCCAGCATACCCGGCCCCGCCAACATCGGCCGTCCACCCGGACCCGTCAGTTCCATCGGACCAGCCGCAACACCCGGCCGCATCCCAAACGGCATGGTGCCAAGACCCAACATATAAGGGTCGGCCTGCTCTTGCGACATCATCTGCCCCCGACCAAACTCCTCGGGGAACTCTTCACGCAACTTTTGCAGGCGTTTAACTTCGGCCTTTGTTTCAGTCTGCCGTTCACGGAAGCGTTTGCCGACAGGCGTGCCCATGTCCGCCCCGCCCAACTCTTCACCCAACGCCGTCACCGTGCCATACAACCGCTGCAGCGGTGCATTCGCACCAATTAGGGGGTTCTCAAATCCAGCCCGAAATGCTTCTTCGCGAGTCATATCAAATCTCCTTCGTCACTCGGGCCATCATACCGGGCATCTGCGGATGCGGCGCATAAACATGTCCATCTTCCCCACGGAACGCACCTTCAGGCATTTCATGATCTTCCAGCGGCAAAGCCATCTGCCGTCCCGGCATCTGATCTTCATGCCCCTCGTATGTGTCGCTGATCGGAACGTCCTGACTTTCGCGCACAGCCTCATCCGACAGAAGCGCCGTCTGCTGCTGCGACATTCCGGCATTCTTGAGCAAAATGTCGAGGCGCTTGGTGATCGCGTCGTAAACCTCGACCTCGCGCTTTTCAAGCCGGGCCTGAGATTTGCCCTTCTCCTTGGCCAGTTCGTCCATAGTGGCCTGCAGGGCCTGCTGCATCTGCTGAAGTTGTGCGCCCAGCATCTGCTCGTTTTGCGACGGACCTTGACCAAGAGCCTGTGGAGGCACCATACGCTTGAGCCTCTCGGCCGCCTCTTCCGCCATTGGGAAGTCACCAGCGCGGAACATGATGTCTCCCACAATGCTGGTCAGCGCGGGGTTCTGCGTAAGGATCAACGTGAGCGCGTTAAACGCCTCTTCACGCCTTGTGGCATATCCTGGTCCCACATCCGCCATGACCTCATACGAGCCAATCCCCGGATTAAGCACTCGCCCGATCACCTCATTATTCTCATTCAGTTCCAGCATGTGCGCTTGCTGCAACTGCGGATCGAGCTTAACTTCCAGGCTCTCATTATTTTCCGCCAGAATAGCAATCACACGATTAGTGTCGTAAACCTTCGGCACGAGATCAAGAATGATCTTGCCGATCTGGCGGATAGCGATGGCTAGATTGTCGATGAAATGATAAGTCGCACGGTCGCCCTGACGCTGCCGTTCAGCAATCGCCCGCCCCGTGCGTTCATTACCCTGCATCCCCATCTGATTTTCGTATTGCCCCGAAACCATCTGCATTTCGATGTTCGCGACTTCCATGCCTTTTAGCGCGACCGGCGATGGCACAGGTGGCTCAATACGAGCAGGTGGAGTAAGAGGCTTTCCATCATCTCCAACAGACCGATAAGGCAGGTAAGCATGATTTTGGCGATTAGCCGTAGCCCAATATTCTTCAAAGCCTTCTACACTTTCCACCCCGACGATCCACGGAGTTTTGGACTGCAAGGCTCCATATTCGACTGCAGCTGACGCCCAATAATTATACATACGCTGGGGGTCTTTAAGCGCACGGGTATGTCCCTTGCGATCCAGACGCCCCTCGATAATTGTCTCTTCACCGATAACTGGGATGATCGGGATAGTCTTGCCAATCCATACCTTTTCTTCCTCTTCAACCACATGGTTTCCAACGATGAAATGATAATGAATGACTCGGCGTGTAACAGGCCGCTTCCGCGTCTGGGGATCATCAAAGATCGCGCTCTTGCTATCGACCTTTCGCAGATCTGATGCCATCAACGTAATGGGCTGCCCGTCTGGTCCATTAAACATCAACAGTTCATCGTCTATATCTTCCGCCTCAAAATATTCCGCGACCCTCACATGGTCCGCATCATACCAACCCTGTTCTCCGACCAAAATCTCCCGTCCCGCATATTGCTTATACTGCGGATACTTCTGGTCAAAAACCTCTTTCGGCATATCCTCAAAGATAAAAGCAAATCGGGCATCTTCTTTCGCCGGAGCCCTCGCATCGGGGTCCATGTAAACCGTCAATGGATCAGCCACACTCGTAACATATATCTCTTGGTCGAATGAGTTCTCGTCCACGTAATCTGTGTTGACGCGGAGATAGCCGATACCAGCCTCGACCTGGAATGTGGTGGCATAGTCGTAATGCGCTGGAGCGTTTGACTGATATTCGATGTGCCGGGCGATGCCGTCCCAAATGCGAGCAGCCTCGGCCGTTGCGCCATTGCCTGCGGCCCGATACTTGATCCCCGGCTTATTCATCTTCGCATCATTGATGATGTTCAGATTATGCTGGCGGGTCTTGTTGATTGTGAGGGCCGGGCGCTCATCACGCTGCCGGTCATTCCACATTCTTGTGGGCCACTGGAACTTGTTATCAGCGTCCGCATTGGCAAAGCGAATGTCATCAATAAACAACCTGCGGGCATAGCTTTCCCACGCCTCGCAGCGTTTAAAACGCTCCTGAGCGCGCTGCAGGATTTTCTTGAACTTTTCGCCGTCTTCTGCCTGCTGTGCCATTTATCCCATCCATCCCAGGCTTTCGCCTAAACCTTGAATTGCCCCCAGCAAGCCACTCTGCCGCTTGAGCGCCCCCGCTACTTTACGTGTCCGGCCATCACCCGATCCATCACTGGACGCAATAGCCATATATCTAAAAGCATCAGCCGCGTGCGACGACCAATCGTGAACGGGCTCGTTGCTCAACGTCTCAGTCGTCGGATTTTCCGCGTAATGATAATGCCGTAGGGCATGAAGAAGGCCCTTCTCGCATCTTGTTGCATCAAACCAGCATGTCGGGAAAATGCTTCGCGCCGCGATGATCCCATCGATCTTGCTCAACCTCGGCACAATACGCACCGTGAAGCCTGCTTCCCGCATCTGCTCTTCAATCGACTTTTTAGATCCAAGCGTTTTCGCCCGCGCATCATGCGGAAGCCAGCACGTTCCATAATCATACAATTCGCCCGTCGAGCCCCGCCGACTTCTCAAAATATGTATGTAATGGTCGAGCCCTTTCAGCCTATTTTCATAGAAATCAATTATTCTTCGTTGCATTCCGACGTATTGTTCAAAAATGATCGAAGTGCTATCAGAACGTCCCAGGTCGAGGTACAAATTGACCACAGAACTTGCATGATGCTGAACAGCAGTGATCCGGCCTTCTTCAGCGCAATCACGCAATTCTTCAGCATACACCGCCCCCTCGAGGCTTTTGCGGCACTCCCCTTCCCACACATGCAAATACGTATCACGATCTCGCACTTTCAGATCAAGCATCTCCTGCTTCAAAACCTGCGGAAACCACGGATTATCGCGCCACGAGATTTTCTGCACAATCGCATTCTTGGGCGGATGCAGCACAAACCTCACATACGTATCATCTGTTTCAAGCTCCGGGTTAAACGACGCCCAGATCTCAGAATTTTCCTTACGTATAGTCGGAATAAGCACTTCCCACGAGCTTTTTATGACCTTATTAGCTTCTTCCACCCAACAAATGTCCACACCTTCATATGACTTAATCTTCGTGACATTGTTTCGAATGCCCTCGAAAGAGAACTCCGAACCTGTTGACGGACAAAAAATGCGTGCCTGCTCGATTTGGTAAAAACCAGTCAAGCCTAAAAGATCAATCTGATCACTGAGGACTTTGTGAACTGAGTCTCGGATTGAATTTTGAAATTCACGAGCGCATAAAATGCGAAGGGGGCGCTTTGCGGCCAAAATCACAAGCGCCCTCGCAATACCCCACGACTTCGCACCACCACGCCCGCCATACAGCACGCGATACCGCACAGGCAAACCATTGACTTGTGGCCAGAACAAGCATTGAAGCTTCTCTGGCCACTCGACAACTTTCGCATTTGATGCGGTTAGGTCCATCTCACACTCAATCTTCGATGGGCTTATTTCTTCTTCGCCATCTTCTTATTGTAAGCAGCAAGAGCCGCCTTGTCCATCTTTACATCCATCTTGGACCCTTCTTTCACGCCCTTTTTCTTGAGCGCGGCATCCTTTTTCTTGTCCATAGACGAGCGCTCCCACTCTCCCATCGTCATCTTCTTACCTTTATGCATATCACATTCCTCCAGGCTGCTTGCTTGACTTCAGGCTTTTCAGCTCCGGCTGCTGCGTGCGCGGGCTAATCGCACTCTTATTGGCCTTCGCCGACATCAGCTTTTTCATGTCATGATGCACGCCCATGATATGGCTTTCCCGATCTGGGCGTTTATGGTCACAGCACTTTTTCATGTCAGTCTTCCTTTCTAGATCTATCCCACAACTTAAATCCAATCTGCATCAATAAGTAAATGCAGCCGAGAATGGGAGCAAATAAAGCGGCAATCGCGCTCACATCTTTTAAATAAAAAACCCACCAAGGAGAAGTAATCATACCTATAGACACAACTGCATTGGTTTTTTCAGCAACAGTTGTAAATAAAGTAGAAAATGATTCGATGATAGGGTTTTGTTCAACTTTCATAGCCGTTGCTCTTTAGTTCGGAACATCTGCAGAAGTCCTTGAATACTCTACCCAACTTGTCCCATCATAATAAAACGAAATGCTTCTACTAAAACCATTGGCAGGTAACGTAAATGCCGCTAATTTATAATCAACAGCCCAAAGAAGACTGCCTAGCGCCCCACCAGAAGTATTTTTAATAGAAATGGTAATAAAATATCCATTTGGAATTAATGTTAACTCTGTGTTTATGGGAGTATTTATAGCAAAATTTGCATTTGTAGTAGCATCTATTACGAAAAAATTTCCTAATGATAAGTCGATGTCAACATTAGTTTGAAATGTTGGAAATGCTACTTTATGGGCCGCTCCTTTAGTGCTTGCCATAAAATTTGGAGTAAAATTAGCCACTGAATTAGCTGTGCCAACGTCAAATCTAAGAGATCCTCCTCCAAATTGATCGTTGTATATATTTATTGTTTTGTCGAGAAGTGCAAAAGATTTAACATTAACTAATGAATGCAGAGCGCCCCATTGCCCTAAATATGAATTTTCAAAGAACGAGGAGTTATTAATAATGGTTGACACCTCCACTCGAGTGGGAGTAAATATTCTATTTTGATTTCCACATCCAGCTGTCCACTCAATAGAGCTTATAGAAAACAAAAGCGCATCCCATATAAACCCATTAAAGTAGTTTGCACCGACATTTGGACCATCAAAATAAAGTCCACGCTCAGATACACCACCAACAGGCTGTACCGTCATAAAAAATATGTTTCCGGCAACAGTTTCTCCGTGCATATGGATGCAGGTTCTGCCTCCTCGAACAATTCCGGTAAATGTATTTCCGTTAAGAAACGAAGCCCCAGATCCAGCATCATATAAATTCATACTTGTCTCAAAGCCATCAATAAGTAGATTCATTTGAACAAACGCAATATAATGCGTTGTTCCAGTAGTTAACAAAATACCATTTCCTGTGGCGCTAGGGCTAACAGTTCCAAGAATACAAGCATTTATGTTAACAACATTTCCAACTAAGTTGTCATAATTGGCGTTCCAATATTCTGTATCCAATGTAATTCCAGATGCAGAATATGTTGGATATATACTTGTATCAACAGTTCCTTTAAAACTTGCGCCAGGAGCTACATACAGTACATCTGTGGTTGATGTAAGCGGGATCAAAGTAATGTCTGTCAAGAAAACACTTTGCAGCAACTCTATTGTATCAACTATGTAACTTTTACCATTTCCTGAAACAGTTATAGTTTGCGCAGGCCGAACTGCAATACTATTTGCATATGATATTGCATTTTGCACAGCTAAAGTGTCATCTGAACTATTATCTCCTTTTCCGCCGAAAGCAGAAATGTATAGATCTCCAGTAACTACTCTAAGCCAAGCACCAGAGCCGTCAGATCCAACACCAGATGCTGGAACAATAATAGTACCGCCATTATCCACATATGTTCCAGGAGACGCTCCCGTAACTCCCTGAAATACACCAGCTCCATCATCACCGGGGGCATAATATCCCCGCATAAAAACCGAAGTTGTAGTCACGAGAGGAAAATTTCTCAAATCTGTAATATTATCTACTTGTAAATCTATAATCTGATTTAACGCACCTTGAACAGTGGTAGCCGTCACAAACTTATAAGGAGTATTTGCAATATAATTTGCGCTTACAAGTTCTCTTTTCCAGCGATTACCAACGGAATCCACAATAATAGTTGTGCCATTATCTGGACTTGTATGATCGGTCGCATCAAGGTAAAACAGCCCACCACCGTCATTAGGAACGGTATTATAAACCAATGCGACTATTGCGGGAGATGATCCTGGCAAGCTTGACCATGCTCGCAGTGCATTAATGTTTGTCAAATTTTGCATAAACTGATAAGGAAAGCCGATAGGCAAAAAGTCTAACCTAAACCATTCTTGTACTGCGGTAGCTGTATAATAACAAGCAACATTTGGTTGTTGTGTGATGCCAATATCTCCAGGAAATCCGTCAATAGTTGAATCACCTGCAGCAAATACAGTTATAGGATTAGGAGATGTATTAAAAATCATTAATACGCGCCCAGGCAATGCTTGAGGTAAAGTCACACCAGCATTTGGTGCTGCAGCTATATTAACCTGCGTGATAGTAAACGTAATAGGTTTTGATGTAAAAACAGATCCCCCAACTGTAGCTGCCACATCCGTTTCTACAGACCATTCTGGATTTCCGAACTTATAATTAAGTTCGGTCCCATCAATAAGGCGATAGCCGTCTACAAAGGTGCTGGGGGTATCAGAAGTTGACATGGGGTGCTTTCCTTTTTACTTTCTTAGACTTTTTCCGCAACCTCAGTATTGCCTACTGCAGCATCGCCTTGCTTTTTTAGTTGATTAATAATAGAAACAACTTCAGCATATGGCCGTTGCGCTAAAGCATTTATCACAGTATTCCATTCTTCTACAGATAATTCCATAGTAATTTTTCCATTAAGCATTAGCTGGCTCCTCATTGATTGATGTAATAGTCAGTAAAATAACAGGAAGATTAATTTTTTCCTGCAATTTTTTGACTAAATCTTCATCAATTTGCGCTTTACTCGTCGCACCTAATGTAGACTCAATCCAATTAATAATATCAGATTTTTCCAGGTTTTCCAGTGGGATAAAATTGTTTAGGTTAGATAAAGACAATGTTACAGTTCCACTTATGTCTGTGGCCACATTATTTTCATCTTTAATATAACGCCTCCAAAAAATTTGTGAAACTACTCCCTTATAATTACCGTATTCCGGTAATACTTTCATCGCATCTATGGCCCATTCAAAGTTCATAATTTTACTCCATTAGTTAGCTGGACGGGTACGCATATTTGCAATATATACAGTTAAGGCCGAGCCTTTATTATTATAGATGGCATAAGCAGTGCCGCTATATGCTATCGAAGCAGAACCTGCGGCGGGCGTCGTAGTAGAGGCTACCCAAACAGCACCTGTGCTTAGAACCAATGATACGCCACCTCCTCCACAAATATAAATAGCAGTATTACCACTACCAGGATCTGTAACTACAATAAGCCCTGATCCTGCTGCTAATGCGTAATTTGCTCCGTTATTAATTACAACTCCACTATTTCCAGAGCAGTCTATGTTCCATGCTGCGCCATTATTAGTATTAAATCTAGATGAGCCGACTACATCTAATGCTACAGTTGGCGAAACACCAATGCCTAACTGTCCAGTATTGGAAAGCCTCATAAGTTCAGTTGATAATCCAAAATAACCTTTGTACCAAATAAAACTGCCTGCATTATTGCCCACAAGCCAATCGTTTGAGGAAATAGACGCGCCATATGTAATAAACCCAAAAGCTTGCGTCCCATTTGACACTCGCATAACTGGCGTCGGATGTACAACATCAAGCGACCAAGAAGGAGTTCCAGTTCCTATTCCAAGATAATTATTAGTAAAATCCCAATATAATTTTGACGTATTTTGCTGCAAAATTCCGTCTGTTCCTATAAAAGGAATGGCATTTGCAGAAAATGCAGAAGGGGTGCCGGGAATTAAATAAGCAGGTTGTTGAATCATGCTCGGCATTACATTTCTCCCGCAACAATCTTATGACCAGTCGTCGCCGCATTCACGCTAATCGCCTGCGTGCTGATAGGCCCAGCATCGCTTTCATATGATCCGCACGCCAAAATCTCAATCGACGTGCCGTTGTTCACGGCAGCACTTCCTGTGAAGCTAATGTAAATGCTTTCAACAGCCGCAATCCCCTGCCCCGTCGCCGTGCAAGGATTTTGAATATAAAAGCGTTTACGTGACGTATTTGCAGCCATCAGCGTCTGCGCCGTTCCGCCAAGCGTCAGCGCCAAATTTTTACTTGTGTAAGTACCAGCCAGCGGATTTAACGAGCCAATCGTATTCGTTCCTGCCGGAATAGCGGTTGTGTTTGTGGTCCGCAGATTACCAGACAAATCAAGACTTAAAGGATTGCTGGTTGCGTCCACATAAGTTGGGGCGGCAGTTGTCGCCTGCCCATTCGCCGTAACCGATGAAGAACCCGTCACAGTTACTGGCACTTGGCCTGACGCATTCGGCGCAGCGCACCGAAACGGGCTATTCGGATCGCAAACCGCAACGCTATACTGAATTGTGCCGCTGGCTCCACCCGGCTTGCTCAACTGGCCATACGCTACAACAGTCAGCGCCCCAAACATCAGGGCCGTCGATGTAAGGAGCTTTTTCATGCCATTCTCCAAAATGTCCTAAAAGGTGAGGGGCACTGGGCCCCTCTCGCAATTTGTAGCTTAGTTGTAGACCAGCGTAGCAGCCGCCGTGCAAAGCACGACACGCTTAACTGCACCCGTCGCGCTCACAGCCGAGCCATATACGCCAGTTGCATACGCCGTGCCATCGCTGATGAGCATAAGCGAGTTGACGGTGCTGGCTGTGCAGGCAGTCGTCGCATTCGCAATGGTGTAGATCGGGAGCGTCAGAACGCCCGTCACGACCGGGCTCGTCAGCACATACGCCTTGAGCTGCTGCGTCTGGATCATTTCGGTCTGCGGATTGACGCCGCCGCCGCCCGAAGTAATCGTGGTTGACGAAACCGTCTGCGAATTGTTAACGGTCCACGTCAGACCCGCACCCGACACAATCACCGTGCCCGGCGCAATGTTCGCGCCACGCAAATTCTGCCCAGCGTAAACCGAACCAGACGTAAGCGACGAAATCGTCAGCGTCGTGCCCGAAATCGAGCCCGTAAATGTCGCCATCGTGGCGACATCGCCCGTATCGGCCGGAACATATTCAAAACCGGACAGCGGGGCCGTAGCAAGCGGATACCCCGGAAACTGACCAGCACCATAAGCGGCACTTACACCCACAAGCGCAAGCAGACCGCCATAAAGAGCAACTTTTTTCATCATTTGCCTCTTATGAGCGAGATTGCTCCGCGCAGCCCGTCACTCTGCACGGGAGATCCAACATTCTGGGTGACGCCAGACTGATAATCAGGGTTCCCCGGCACAAACCTGTCAGGAGCCTGATAATTCGCATTGCCTTTTCTCGCAACCTTCCCGAACATCCCGTCAGGCCCGAGTTCGTAATTCGTAGAATGCTGGACAGCACGAGTATTAACGCCCCTCAACGGGCGCTCTGCTATCACTTTGCCGCTATTCTTTTCATTTGCCATCTTAAACCCCTTGTGCGCCTAAGCACCTATCAACGAGGGAGGCGCGGCTCATTCGCCTTTACCCAAATTGCCCCTTCGGGGCAACTCTGTCAACAATCCTTTCCACCTTTTGCCCGCCCCTATCACTTAAAACTCCCAAAAATGGCTCTGAGCCACAATCAACTTCAAAACATTATGCAGCGTAATCACCACAATCGCCAATCCCACAATCTTAACCGCCATCGCCAGATAAAATTCAAAGTCCGGGGGCATCATAATGGCATCCGCTCCATCCAATGCAGCGTTGGAATGACTTTTTGCCGTTCCGCCCGCTCAATCGCCCCTTTCAACGTCGTTTCGACCAGCGTTAAATCGCCCTCTTTGCTCAAATGCCTTGCGGCTACGATCCCGAGGGGCTTTTTATCGGGCCAAACCATCTCCACAATGGGGAAATACAAGTCTCTAAGCTGCGCCCGGCCCTGATCGACCTCCGTCAGCTTGCATTCGATCACGACAACCCGCTTTTGCCCAACAATTATCAAGTCGGACTGGCAATGCCCCGGCCCGTTCAAGTCCCGAAACTCAAACCATTGCCCATGTTCAGCGCGCGGAATGGCAGCACTCAGGGCTTTTTCGTATCGCAGCCCAGCGGCTTTGGCACCTTTCGGCCTGCTGCGGGGGATGTGCGCGGGGCGCAAGCACAACGCTGCATACTGCAACCCCACAACATTTC